AAAACTCCTGAAACATCTGTTTTGCAGACTCTGGGAGAATACACTCTTCAATAGTCTTTGGGCGATATTTCTCAACCCAAATGAAAGGTTTTTTATCAAAAGAATTCATAGTAAATTAGGACACTTAGTACTAACGATGGCAATTGCAGTAAGTTCAATTGCTGGTGAATTTTTAATCACATTTCTCACTTTATCACCGCCAAATTTATCATTCGCTTTGGAATATGCGATAAGAACAGATTTAAGTGTATCTGAACCTTGTGCTTTTGTAGCACAAAAGTCGGCGGCAACAAAGTTTAATAATCCTATAAGGGTCAATTGTCCCATAATCAAATCCAATCAGGTTTTTTCAAATAAGAACTGGGGACAATCTCCCACCATTCTTTCCCATCAAAAATATACAACTTGTGTGTATTTTTGTCAAGGAAAACATCACCTTTCTGGTAGTTCATACCCATTCTGGTTTGCGCTGTGGCATACGGAGATAGTTGTCTTTCACCCAAGGTTTGGAAGCAATATACATTTTGTATGCGTCAAAAGTAGAAATACTAGTATCAAACTTGTATTCCTCAGGCATTGCTCGTGCGAAAGGAGTTACTTTTGTCAGTTTACCTTTGGGGAAAAGGTAATAGGCATGAGTCAGTGTCCCTTCACAGGAGTGTGTCTTATTATAGCGCAAAGTATACTCTTGGCACAAGTTCAATCCCCACTTGATGAGCCAGTAGGCATTGTCCACCGTTTCCGCCGCCCACTTAGTGCATGGGTGGTTTCGGAATGCTCCCTTCTCTGTTTTGTAGGCAGTGCCGTCTTGCTTGGGAAGAATGCCGTAATCGTGATACCAAGGAGAAGCAATAATGCTAAGCATTTGGCAGCACTCAAGCGGCATTTTGACAATGTGTTTGTCAGGAAGGCAGATAGCACTTTCGGCAGGGAAAGGATCGGTGACAAAAATGTTCATTCCAAAGGTCGCGTAAATGATTTACTTACGATGCTTTTGGCGTCAAGCATCATCTTCATGTATTTTACACCCTCCTTGGGTTTCGTGTGATCCCCACAGGTGAAGATGTCACAAACTGCCATACCCAGTTCTGGCCAAGTGTGAATGCTAATGTGACTCTCAGCCAACAGTGCCACACAAGTGACACCTTGAGGATCAAACTTGTGTGAGTTGAGTGCTAATAGAGTTGATTTGCATTTAACTGATGCTTGATAAACAACATCCCTTACAAACTGTTCGTCGTCTAAGAACGATTTGTTACACTCTTTGAGTGTAAAGAGAATGTGTTTCATCAACCAAAGGTAGAATCAGGTTCCAGAGCGATATAGTAAGTAAGGTTATATCGGGTATTGGTAAACTGAGAAAGTAGTTTGGAAGACACTACAACATCATAGGCACCAGGAATGATCTTGATGTTTTCTACCTTGAAGTTAAAGGTGAACTCCTGGTCAGTCTCACCAACAACAATGGCATACTCGTTAGAAGTATCATTCTTCTTGTCACGGACCACCAGTTTGATAACACCTGCTTCACCGACTGCAGACAGGTCAGGCAGTTGATAAACTTGTGCTGCTTTCACCAGTTTCTCTAGAGAAGTACTATCCAGTTGGAAGCAAACGTCTTGAGAAGGGAGATTAATTTCTTTGTCTGGGGGAGAAACAATAACATTAGGATCAGCGAAGAAATACTTTACACGACGCTTACCTTCTTTAATACTCAGGTAGGAATCTTCTTTAAAGTCAAGATCAGGATCTTGGTGAAGACTCAAACCATTCAAAAACTGGTTAAGGTCATAGATAGCAAAGTCACGGGGAAACTCTTCACTAATATTCGCCTCAGCAAGGATATTTTTAGCAACAGAGATAGTGCGAAGACGATTACCACCTTTCACAAGAATCGAGTTATTGATACCCGCAAAATTCTTGAGAATGGTCAGGGTATTATCAGACAGTTTCATAGTTTTAGGTTTTAGTTTCATCACTGAGGGTAGGTTTCACGCTGTGCATTCTTGTCATTGAAATGCAACAGAAGAACAGCATAATGCAAAATCTTCATAATGTCACGACGTGCAGTACCTTTCTTATCATAACGAGAGGCATACTTGAGGATATTGCTGCGGCAGAAGGATTCACCATCACCACAAGCTTCAATCAAATCAAGTGTTTGAATTTTATCATCACCTGCAGAATAGTGCTGACTATAAGTTGCAGAAATGTATTCAGTCAGTTCCTTGAGGATATGGTCCTCACTGTACTTGTATCGACGGTCAGTTTTTTCAGGCATATTCAAGTTAAAAGTAATAACGTCATCACTATATCCACCCCTTACGTGGGAACCAGTGAAAGCAATGTGATCTTCACCAGCACCCCAAGAAGGGACAGGAGCAGGAGCAGCAGCAACCACGTCACTGCTGAAATTAATAGTGTCGGGAGAGGCAGATGCCCCAACCATGAGAAAATCATTCTCAGAATAAGGATATTCGTCCATTTTTAGTTCATCATAAAGTAGGGACCAGGAATTAACCATAACAGAAAAGAAAATCGTTTACAAGAGACTCTGCTTTTTCTTTACCAAATTTACCAGAGAGATATCCACTTACAGGGTCTAACTTCTTCATATAAGAATCGAAGTCACAATAGGTGGAAAAATCCGTTCCAGTAGGTTGATGACATTCTAGCATATCCTTGTAAGCAGTCAAGTATTTTTTGAAGATGTCAAGATGTTCGTTGACTTCAGACATTGTACACTTGGCAATATACACATTCTCAGAGAAGTGATTACCTGGTTCAAAGAATCGGAAAGAACCATCTGCCTTTGGAAGGTCTGGATGGGAGAACAAATAGTTTTCCACTGGATGTTGGAAGTCAAATACAATGATTACTTTCTTATCAAAGAATCCCATTAAATCCATTCCAAAACAAGGAAGATTGCTACCAGTTCGTGGATAAATGATGTTGTTGTAAATACAAGACTTATTATCCCATATCTCAACTTCTCTGGATTTAAGAATGTATTTGTTCACATAGATCTTGGCAGATAAATTCGAGACATTACTAGATGAAAACTGTAAAGACCTCCAATCTGCCCATTCACACTCGGTTTCTAAATCGGGAAAAGTTTCAGAAAGGAGCGTCTTGTAGTCCTTCCACAGGGAGTTGGAAGTCGGCGTCAACTTTGTCATAGAGTTCAAGGAATGCTTGTTTGGTTTCGTCGTCAAAGCGATTCACGCATACTTGGATTGCTTTCGCTTTATCTTGGAAGATTGCATAGGCACGAATAATGTGAACCAGGCGGCGGGTGCTAATGATTTCTTCAATGCCACCGTCATAGAAAGTCTTACGGATGATATCACCCCAGTCCACCAGACGCTTACAGAAGTCGCGGTCTTCCACACCAAGGTCCAGAGAGATACCCTCCAGGATCTTTTGCTCAGTTGCAGGAGAAGGATAGGACTGCTCAAAGGTTACAGGGAAACGCTCAAGGAATGCCTCATTGAGGACGTTGGTTCCGATAAAGCGCCCATCGTCGCTACCCTTACCCTTAGTATTAGCAGTGGCGATAACATTGAAACCAGCAGCAGGTTTTACCCAGCGACCAATCTTCTTGAGGAAGACACCCTTACCTTCTAGAATGGACTGGAGGCAGAGGATTTTATTGGAAGCCAGGTCGATTTCGTCCAGGAGAAGGACTGCTCCTCGCTCCAGTGCTTCGATGACGGGACCGTTATGCCATGCAGTGTTCCCGTCAACAAGCCTAAAACCACCGATAAGATCATCTTCATCAGTTTCAATCGTAATATTTACACGAATCAATTCACGTCCCAGTTGAGCACATGCTTGCTCAACGCTGAATGTTTTGCCGTTGCCAGATAGTCCAGTAATAAACGTTGGATAAAAAAGACGGGACTGAATAATTTTTTTAACATCAGCAAAGTTACCAAACTTGACGAAGGTATCATCTTTTTCAGGAATAAGATTTTGCTCAACGGCAGAAATAGTAGCAGATGCTTTTACAACCTGCTCAAATTGCTCTCGTGCCTCTTGGATGGTCAGGTTCCATTTACCACGACCAGTTTTGTACTGATCCAGTTTCTTGGTAACAGTCTGGTAGTTAGAACCATTCATAGCACACCATCCACGAATATCAGCAGCAGTAACGGACTCGCCATAGACTGCTTGGAGCGAAGTAATGATGTAATCAGCAGAGATGGTCATTTGTTTGTGTTGTGTTTTTCAACTGAAGTTATTATACAAGAAAAAAGGGGCGCCGAAGCACCCCAGTGGACAGTTTAGAAAGTGGATAACTTCAAAAACCTTTTTTCTTTTTAGAAGTTTTGGAAGTAGGAGATACTACCTCTTCAACTTTTTCCGACTCCAAAGATAGTTCAGGAGCAGGTGCTACTTCTTCAACAGAAAGTTTTGGGGTTGCTACAGGTTCTGGTGCTGCTTCAACCTTGGGGGCAGGGGCAGAAACGCCTCTGATTAAATCTCCGAACTTGCTCATTGGTCTATCAATAGTTTTCAATTATTTATTAAAAAAGGAGGTCCGAGGACCTCCACAATATCATTTATTTCTTTTCATTTTCTGCCGCTTCAAAATATTAAGAGCAGACTCAGTTCCCGATGCTCTTGGTCCCATTGGATTTGTTGGGAGAGGAGTTGGAGTAGGTGTTGATACTGGTGGTGTTGATACTGGTGGTCTTCCTCCAGGTGTTGCTAAAACTGGGTCACCATACTTCGTATTTGGAAGCAATTGATAACGCTGTGCTGGATCTAGTGGTGGTTTAGGACCAGCTGGTTTAATTGGTCTGATACCCATTCCACGTCCAGTATTACGAACTACTCCAGGAGAAACATTCATATCTGGAATTAATCTCGATGCACCAGTGTTTCTTACTGGGTTTACCGCTTTACCATAAACATGAGGAGATATTCTAGAAGCACCCTGGATAGCTCTTGCAGCTAGTCTTGCACCTAGTCTTGCAATATTTTCATTGACAAATTCTTCAGGAAGTCCTTTGACTCCCGCTCTCTTGTCAGCATAATATTGTCTGAGGGATCTAGTAAACTGTGGATCACCTGGTTTGTAGTTCAAACTATCAACTGGTTGTGGTCCTGCCCACTCAGGTCTACCCAATTCTCTATTTCTTGCTCTAACTTGAGCAGCTGCTTCACGGGCATTACGATCACTAACAAGTCTTGGATCATTAGCCAATCTAGATCTTGTCGGATCTGCAGCGGCGGCAGCACGTCTAGCATCATTAGCATTTAATCTAGTAGATTGTTGATTGAGTCTTTGCAAGGACTGATGTGCCTTATCTTGATAAAGTCTCAATGCCGCAATGTTTCCAGATCCAATTGTTGGTGCTGCAGGTGTTCTACCAAACATTCTACCAACTTTATTAACTAGACCCTTAACTACAGGAATTTTATTTGCCTGCTTAAGAGCAGCAGCACCAAGAGATTTCCAGAATTCTTGAAGTTGCTCTTCATTTAAGTTTGCCATCATATACATAGTGTCTTCTTCACTATACCCTTCTTCAAGGAATTCTCCCTTGAGAATATCAAAAAGATCTACAGAATTTGTTTGTGTTTCAGGTTTAGGTTTGTTTAATAAATTTTTTCCTTTCAGGTTATTTGCAGCAGCATCAGTATCAGATTTAACTGTTGGTGTAGTAGTTGTGCTGATTGCAGATCTAACTCGATCAATTTCCGTTTTGAGATTATTCATTTTATTTACTGGAACTCCAGTATATCCACCCTCACGCTGACCAAGGCGACCAGGCATATCGTTTCCTTGATATTGTGGAGAAATTTTCACACCTGGAAGTGGAGTTCCTGCAGGAGCAGTATCTCTTGCATCCTGTCCAGCTTTAACTGCAGATTTAATTCCTGCTTCTCCACCACCAGATTTTTTTGCTGCTGCAAGTTCTGCAGAAGTCGGAGTTCTTCTTTCAAATTTTGTTCCACCAGCGGTGGTTGCAGTTGCTGGTTTAAAAATTGCTTTATTAGCGTCTTTTCCAAACTGTACGGCAGATTCGCGTTCTTTAGGATCCTTTGAAGTTCTCAAACGCTGATACTCAGTATTAATCTGAGCCTTTGTCATCTGCTTATCACCAACCTTAAATGTTTGTGCTGGTGCTGGTGGTGATTTTGGTCGTCTTAATGGTTCTCTTACTGGTTCTCTTACTGGTTCAGATTTTTTAAGTGGTTCTCCCATATCATTTTTGGTGGGATCAATGCGCTTGGTTTGTACTCCAGTAGTACCAACGTATTGAAGATTTGGTTTGAATTCTGGTTGATCTGGAATCCAAGATCCCTTTCCGTCTTTATCAATTACCCACTTAACTCTCAGACCACCCTTTTCGGCAGTCTGAAATTCTTTACGTGTTCCACCACCAGGAAGATTTGTATATCTTTCACCATCTTTGGTGGTTTTTGCCTGCTCATTAAGATTCTCAGCAGCAGGTTTAGTATAAACCTGAGAGTAAGCCTCCATCAGAGACTTTGCCTGATTACCAGTAATTCTGTCCATGAATCAGTTCTCCGTGATTGTCTCAAACCACTGCTCACTCATACCACTAATAATCGAATCTGCAGATTCTACGTCGGTAGCATAACCTTCCTCAATGAGGTGCGTTACTACCTTTTCATAGATCTCTTTTGTTTCTTTTAATTTCTTTGGGGAAGGTCTCATTGTTATACAGTTTTTCTATAATCTTATTTATTCAAGCGATTAGTTCAATAAACTCCCCAAGAACTTTCTTATTCATCTTCTTATTACGAAGACTTTTCACAAATGCACTTTTGATCTGAGTCTTAGTTGCATCATCAGCAACTTCAAACTCACTGTCCTGTGCAAGAGCATTGGCAGACAAACCAAAGTAAGTAGTATATCCAGAAGACTTGATAGAAAATGCTTTTTGCTTTTTCCAAGCAGTCATAGTTTTATCATGCGTTTCTCCATAGTATCCACAATAACGACGAATAAAGGATCCAGCATCACGAGATTCAAGAACACGAATACCAATAAAGTTAATATCTTTGAAGGTGTCTTTCAGGTTACGGAGGAGAATATCAGTAAACTCATACCACTCACAATCACAAGAATAAGTATTTCCAGTTTTGCGGTCACGAATAAAGGCATTAGGACCAATATGGGCAGTTCCCATAAAAGGTTCAACTTCAAAACGGCGTTGAACTTCACGATGATACTTGGGAGAACACGCTTCACCGTCAGTCAGGACAACACACTGAACCTTTTGAAGTTTATTCTCTTGCTTAAAGATAGGAAGAATCTGATGGAGAGAAATCAGTGCCTCATTCAATGGAGTGCCAGAAAGACCCATTCCAACAGGAACTCGAATAGAAGAATAGTGGTTGAAAGTATATGCGATTCGGAAAATATTCTTCATCTGATTTTCCAGTGTTTTGAGATTCACTTTACTGGTAAGAAGATTCATCATTGAGAACCATTCACCAACCTGAACCAAACCGTCACGCTTGGTATAAGAAAGTTCCCGAAGAGTTGCTTTGCAGTTCTCGTCATAAGAAACCAGGGGATAGTCACTGGTAAAAGCGTAAACGTCAAAGGGAATATTAGTTTTCTTACAGAACCAAACAAGGTTGAAGAGTTGCTTCACGGTATCAAGCATTACCTGTCCCATTGAACCACTCCAGTCCAGAACAAAAACGAGACCATGGTTCTTTCCGTCAGCAAGAGTAGTTACCTTCCTGAAGAGATCTTCGTTGTATTTGTAAGTGTGAAGTTTGGTGCAGTCCAGAACACCAGTGCGGGCAGTGGTGGCACGAGCATAGGAATCTGCTGCTTTTTTACATTCAAACTCTTTCACAAGATAGTTGACTTCTTTCTGGGCAGAACGTTTGAACTCTGCAAACATACGGTCAACTACATGAAAGTTTTCTGGTTCAGATTCAATCCACAGATCATCACAGTTTTTATGAATCTCCGCATTGGGGACAATCACTTTTTTCAAATCAACTTTTGGAAGTTCCAGATACACATTCTCCTGAGCAGCTTGATTCACCAATTCTTTAAGTGCTTCTTCCAATGAATCAACAGTTTTGACTTCTGGTTCTTCATTGTGCTCACCACCACTCTGAGATTGAGTTTGCTCAGAACCACTCTCTGCGGTTCCACCATAAGATTCAGTCTCACCAGGTTGTTCCTGCTCACCCTCACCTTCTTCCTGAAAATCAGATGCAGGTGCAGATTGCTCACTGGAACCAGACATTTCCAGTTCATCAAGTTGAGTTTTGATTTCTTCTTCTTGCTTTTTCTTACAATACTTGTAAAGAACCTTTGCTGCTTCCAAAACCTCATC